GTGCCGCCACTTCTTCAACTGGCGTTCCCCCGGCAGCTTCAGCTTCTCCTTCTGAAGCTCTAAGAACAAGCCGTGAGCTTTCGCGAGATCCGCGGCATCCACTTCTGACCAGCCCCGGACGATCGCCGCCTGAAACGCGTTGCCTGACATTCCGCACCCCTGGCAATGCCACAACCCCGTCAGCAGGTTGATCGAGCAGGATGGCTTGCGATCCTCGTGCGAGTGCGCCTGAGGATTCGCAAAGCACTTGATCGGTGCCTCTTCTGCGCTGGAGCGGGGCAGGGCAACGCCCAGCTTGGAGTAGAACCCCGTCACGTCAGCGGTCGCTTCTGACCGCAGCCAATCGAGTTCGGCGGTGCTCATGCGGCGACCTCGAGCTCCCGGTCAGCCGGCTGCTGTGATATCGCCTGATGAACGTAGACCGCGCCGGCCTCGTCGGCACGGTCATATCGAGTGGCGCAAAGCAGCCAACGAATCGAGATCAGCAACCCATTACGAGCACGCCGCATCGGGTCAACGTGAATCCACACTGGCGTTTCGCCATCCAGTTCGCAGGGACCCTCCGCACCATCAAACGGACCGCCGATGAGCTTGATCATGCGCATCTCAAAACGGCGGCTCGTCGCCAAACTGCTTGCCGGTCGGCTTCGGTTGCGGCTGAAAGCTTGCCGGCGCTTCGAATGGTTCGGGCTGGCTCGGAGCGATCGGAGGCGCCGAAGATGAACGGTTGCCCTGGCGCTCCTCGGGCGGCAGTTCCGCGTCCCAGTTGAACTCCGGCTCTTTGCCGCCGGTCACGCGATAAGCATGAAACCCGTTGCCACCCGACCTCGGTGCACGTTTACCGATGTAGGTGACCTCGATCTCGTCACCCTGACCCGGCCGGCGACGCGCGAGCTCAGACCGGAGAACCTGATGAAACGCATGGATCGTCCGTTCGGTGCCAGCCTCCTCAGCGATCGTCACAATCGGATATGAGCCATAGCCAAGGTCGGGTCCCATCGCCACTGAGACGACGCGGCCCTTGATCTTGTCACCTGCCTCGGGACGCCACGCTTCGGGGAAATCTGCCTGAGTTTCGTCGGTCACGCTGATCCTTTCGTGCTGAGTTGCCGGGGAATTTTTCTACTAGTTACTCGCCCTCGCGCGGGCGCGCATGGCGTGCGCGCGCGATCACCTGAAAGGAAAAAATGAGCAATCACCAACTACCAAACTCTGAATTTTCATTTCTAATTTCCTTGAAGTAGTTTAAGTAGTTCTTAGGGCCAAAAGGCATAACCAGCGGATGAGGACGTGTTTGATCGACTCCGGTTTCGGTCCGGAGCGTCAACTAACCTTTTCGGTTGCAGCCAATACCTGACGGGGGTCTAGAACCGGCCAGGCAGCGGGCTGGTGGATCACTCAGATGCTGGGCGGTGCTCGCGTCATGCGCGTCCTTGGCTAGCGAGGTCACGAAGAGTCTTTACGGCCTTCTTGTTTTTTCTCTGGAGCTGAGTGGTCAGGCTCTGAGCCTGACGCATCGTCATAGCCTCCGTTGGCGCGCCCCCAAGCTTCACGATGTACGCAACCTGTTTCGCTGTCGCGGGACGCTTTTTCCTCGGGGATTTGACGGATCTGGTCCCGTGAAAAAGGCTGTGGCAGCGACGGCAGAGGACCGTCAGATCACCCAGGCGCTCGTCGCCGAGCCGCTCATAGGTCCGGTGGTGAACGTCAAGCTCCTTCGGGGTGTTGCAGACGGCGCAGCGATGCTCGAAGTCTCTTAGGGCGAGCTCGCGCATCTGGCGCCAGTGATCGGACCGGAGGTAAATCTCGCGGTATTCCCGTTGCTTAGCTGAGAGGCTCATCGAACCTCCGGAGCTTCGACGTCAGGGACCAAATTCGTGGTGTTCGCCGCTCGGATCAGCGCGGTCACCGCAGCCGCCGGCATGTACCCCCCAAGATCCTCCACCACCAGGCGCCACAAAGTTCTGGCCTGGTCCTGGTTGCCGCCACAAAGTTTCACGCACGCCTCCCCAGCGGCTTTCTGATCCTCCGGCGCGTATACCGGGCCGTGAGGATGCTTGTGAGCCTCCTGGAGGGCTTCTGCGGTCACGCTGAACGCGTGGGCGAGCTGTTCCAAAGCGTTCATCCCGACCGCCTCAGCAGCCCGTAGCACCGGTCACAGTGCCCGCGGTGAACATCCGCCTGGAAACGTTCGCACGAATCGCAATACCACGGTTCGACGCGCCGGAGGCCGATCGGCAGGCGGAGAGTGATCTCATAGCCGGCGAGGATCATCGACGCCCCAACGTCAACTCGACATCATCCCAATCCTTAGGTGTCCAGATGCGGACCTTCACCACATCCGGGGCACCCTCGGCCACCAGAGCCAAAGCATCCAGCCACACGCGCTGAGAGGGTCTCAGACGCCCCTTCTCGGCTTTGAGCTCGGCGATCACCAGCACGCCGTTACGCGTCACCGTCAAATCAGGCCAGCCGGCGGCACCGGCGTCTCCGACGAACCGTCCCGGAGCGACCTGACGACGCGAATCCTCGAAATGAGCCGAAAGCCAGCCGAACCGTTGCGCGTAGTCGAGCACAGCACGCTGAAACTGGCGCTCTGAGACCTTCACGATCGCCGGGGGAGCGCTCACGTTCGCTCTCCGGTCAGGCGCTGGATGCACTGGCGGAGCGACATGTGCCCGGCCATATGGGAGCGTTCCTCAGAGAGCTGCGGTAATGCGAGAATCGGTTCTAGGTCGATCCGGCCGTCGTCGAAATCTCGATGACAGGTTCTGCAAAGTGGAATAACGCAAGCAGGCTCAGAGCAACCGCCGGACGTTCGTGGCGTCAGATGAGCTGGATCACAGCCCAGAGCACCGCAATGCAAACAAAGCCGATCGCGAGTTTTGATCCTCTGAGCCAAACTCGCCGGCGACACAGGACCATGCTTTAGGCTCCGGACGCTCGACGCGCGTCCTCGGGTGGTGAACTCGCGAACCTTGTCCGGTGAGGATTTCAAAGCCGACCTTTTCACAACAGGCCTCGGCATTCGGGACATGGCAGCATCAGGCCGGACCATTCGCCGCGAGCGCCACACACCCGGCACCAGCGAGGAAGAGTTGGGGTGAAATCGCCGGCGGTCACGCGATTCTCCGCAGTCCGGCGCCGTCGACTCGGCCCGCTTCCTTCAAAGCTGACAGGATCGACTGTTTCGCGTTCACGACCGCTTTCAGTGACCCTATGCGTTTTTCCATTCGTTTGCGCGACGCGGTAAGGCTGGAGTAGCGGCCTAACAGGTCGGCGCTCATTGCCCGGTTCGCGAGACGAGTTCTGAGTGCTTCGGGTGGGAACTTCTCGCCGTCCTGAATGTGCCGGGTCCAAAGTCCCTCCTCGTGCGCGGCCCGGAACTCTTCGATCTCCATCTCCACAGGCGTCAACGCTCGCTCGAGATCGGCAAGCTTGCCTGACAGGTCGTTGAGCTCCAGGGTTGCCGTGTCGAGCTCGACCATGATCGTGACCGGATCCTGCGGGTCGCGTTCGCGTTCAACCATTCCGGCTCACCGTCACCCGACGCTCACGCTCAGCGGTACGAGCCAACCCATTCACCGTCTCAGCGATCGGACCGCCGAGCTTTCTCAAAGCCGTAATCCCCGCCTTCCGCGTCTTGTACGAAATAATTGTCTCGACGGCGGCATCCACAGCTTCGACGCTCAACCGGCCCGCGTCCACATGCTCCAACAGCGCCTGACGCAGTTCTGCGCCATCCCATTCTTCTGACGGCGCCGGCGACTGGCCAACGATCTTCAATTCATCGGCACGCAGGGTCCATGAGGCCTCGCGATCCATGCGGGACAGGAGTTCGCGGGACACGAGTCGCTTGAACTCGCGCAGCACACTTTCGAACTCGCGCAGGTCCGCAAGATACCGGCCCAGCTCCGGGCTGGGACTATCAAGGCTCAGCGGTTCCCCGGTAGCCGGGTTGACGAGCTGGGTGGATGGTTGAATGTCGCTCATCAGATCGTCTCGAAGTCGTCGTTATGAACGATCACCAGTGCGCCGCGAAGGTCGAGAACGCTCGTGCCGGGAAGCTGGTGCGGCGTGACGAACGTGCCCGCCCAACCAGCCATCGCGCTCCACTGGTGGCTGGGCTGATCGACGATCCGTACCGGCGTGCCGTAAGCAAGCGTGAGAGCGTCGGTCACAACTGGTCGCCCCGTTTCTCCGGGATGGGCTCGACCGAATCGGGGGCGGCGTAGACGAAGAGCCAGCCGATCGCGTCCGCCGCCCGTCCGCCGTTGTCCCAGCCGATGAGGTACGGGATCGGCGAAATGAGACGGGCGTGCCGGTCGGTCCACTCCAAGTCCTTGATGTAGCCCGTCAGCTCGGGATGGCGAACGCTGCGAATCCGCGTGCCGATCGGCAGGAGGCACGCCATGATCGCGTCGCGGCCATGATCCGGGCACTCGTCGGTCCATGTGCGCGTGCCGTCTGGATGCCGCGTGCAAGTGCAGATATCCACTGCGGTCACCGTTTCGTGCTCCAGTCGTCCCTCGGCTCGTCCGGGACGGGGTCGAGGTCCACTTCCACGAGTTCTTCTAAGGCTTCGGGACGCGAATCGGGCGGCTTAGATCCGGCCAGGGTCGCGTCGATCTGGAGTCGCAGCGCGTGAAGCTGGGTGCGTGTGAGATAGAGAGTGGTGATGTGCTGTCTGCTGCGAACCCATACCGCAAACCAGTTAGGACTGGAGGCGTGGATTTCGATTGTGGTGCCGGTGGTGACCGTGATCGGCTCGCCGGCGCTGTCGTTAGGCTTTATCGGCATCGGAGTTCTCTCCTCCGGTCACGCGCCTGGCAGCGACACACTGCGCAGGCGCTTCTTTTGTAGGCGTCAGGTGGTGTTCGCGGATGGCGCGGCGTTCGTCTAGCCACCAGAGGAGCGCGTCGAGCCAGGAAACCAGCCGGGTCATCTGTATCTCCAGTGGCCACAGCTGCGGCACTTGTCGATATCCCAGCCATCAAAGTCAAGATTGGTTGAGCCGCACGCCTCGCAGCACACGATGGACTTCCCATCGTCATCAAGAGCCACGGGGGCGAATCGCGGTTCCCGATCGCGATTGCTCATTGCGATAGCTCCAGCTGGGCGTCGAAGCGCTCCCACGCGTCGCTGACGGCGTGCGAGCCAGGGAACAGATCCTCGAACTCGTCGCCCGGCCGAGCGCCAAGCCACCGGAACAGCCACGAGCAAAACGCGGGCGGCTTGCTACCAGTGACGTAGCCCTCAGGCTTGGGACGAAACGTATATTGCTCGGGCGAGCAGACAAGCGTGTCTCGAAGGTTGCTCGCGGGAGGGCGGGCCCAGCGCACAACGACGGGCTCCCAGCCAAACACGCCGTGACCACTCATCGGTGGGGCGATCGGTTTGTGCCACGACAGAATGCGCACGTCCGACGGGCAGCAGCCAAGCACCTCTTGCAGCCCCCGGTTCGACGTGGACAGTGCCCAGCCGTCGAAGTGACTCAGCGTGCCCTCGATCAACTCTAGGTGGTCGACCTCACCCGCATAGTCCGGATGGTCGCCGTAGTGACGTTTCGCCTGTCCCGGGTACGGCGGGTCGGCGTAGGCAAGGAGCCTCCGCTCGCTCATCTGTCACCGTCCCGGGCGATAGCGGCCGCAACCATCAGAGCTGCCCTATCCGGATAGGCGGACTCAGGGCCAAGCTCATAAGCGATGAAAGCCCGGAGCACAGAAGCGAACAGACGGGTCATCGCACAGCCTCCAGCTTTTTGGCCTCGACTGGCCCGTTGGGAGCCCAGAGCGTTGCCGCTTTCTTCTCGGGCCAGCCCGCGCCGGGGTCCCACGGATCCTCAGCAGCCTCCCCGGCGTAGTGATCTCGTGTGCAGACCAGCCGCACTCCGAACCAGGTTGCGTGATCACCGAGCTTGTAGTGGTGCGGGACACGCCACTCGCTCATCCTCGCCTCCAGTCGTAAGCCTCGGCCTCCCAGCACTGCTCCAGCAAAATCAGCTCCAACCGCCGCTCATCCTCACGCTGGCGACGCCGGTCAATCCAGTCGCACAGGCCGAAGATCGCCAGGACAGCCAGGATCGGAGCGAACGCCCAAACCACAGCAATCGCGAGCGGAGTGCTCACGACTTGTCGTCCAGCCGGTTGAGCGCCCGCTGAGCCCGCTCAAACGTCCACAACGTCCGCTTCGAACTCCAGTGCTCCCGAATATCGACGAGGGCTTCGCGGGCGATCTCGAGCTGGAGTTCGAGCCGGCGGATTTCGCGTTCGCGGGTCGGGCCGACAATGTCACGCGTCATTCTGGGCCTCCTGAAGAGGGGCCCCCACGACCGCTGGCGGATCGGGAGGAACGGCCGTGGGGGCTGGCCGCTTCCGTGCGGCAGGGGGGAAAAGGTCGGCTAGGCGAGCAACGCGGTTCACGCCGGCGCCTTCTCGTCGGAGTGATCGGTCAGCAGCCAGGCAAGGTCGACGCCAAGCTCCAGGGAGAGCACCGAGAGATAGCGATCTTCGGGCCGGTGCAGGCCTTTCTCCCACTTGTAGATCATCGTCTGGTCAGCGTCGATGCGGCGACCAAGCTCGCGCCGGGTCAGGCCTAGCTCGTCGCGCCGGACACGAATGTTCTCTCCGACGATCTGCTTGATTTGCCGAATGATTTGCATCTACAACCTGCGCAGAGCATACTACGGCACCTCATGCATCGTCAAGCCGCGACGGATAATTCGCATATAAACGCGCAGCATCGGCGCCTTAGGTTGCAACTCGTGGCGAGCGATCAGGCCGTTCAAATCGGAGCGCGGCTGCGCAAACGCCGCGCAGAGTTAGGGCTGACGCGTCGCCAGCTGTCGCAGCGGATGGAGGGTCTTGCGACCGAGAACGATCTCTACCGCTGGGAATCCGGCAAGCACCGGCCCCAGGACGACACCCTTTCGGCTATCGCCCGCGCCCTGGACCGCGACTATGCGTGGGCGCTCGGCCTAAGCCCGGACGAGACAGACGCCGACGTCGAGTGGGATGACGCGCTCGAGGAAAGGATCATCCAGCGTCTCGGCGAGCTGGAAGAGCAGATACGTCTGCTGCGGGCCGAGCTAGTAGTCCGCGATGCGGAAGTGCAGAAACAAATCGCCGAAGGAGTGCGGACCATTCAGGCGTCTCTACATCAGCCGCCGCAATGAGCGCTTTGCGAGCCGTTTCGGTGGGATGCTCGGAGAACGTCACGGCATCCTTGCCTCGGTGGACGGTGAGCACTGGCGGCTGGCTTGACGACATATGCGACTCCTCCGTGATTCCGGATTGCACCCGACCTCTAATCAGCCACCTAATCCGACCTCCCTTCCCAAAGGGTCGAATTGCGCGCCGCCCGCTCGATAGCTCTATTGCACCCGCAGGATATTCAGACCGTCAACTTGATGTCAACATCCAAGCAGCCACGCAACAACGGATTGCGCAGAGTTTTTGAGCAATGGGCATAAAACCTCCAGAAACGCGAAACGGCCCGGCCTCCACAAAGGAAACCGGGCCATTCCACACGACGCCACTCGGCAGGGGCAGCCGCTCACATCAACATAGCGTTTCAGACGGTCGGAGCCACCGGGGGGACAGGGGCGGGAGCGGGGGCAGCGGGAGCAGGCGCAGGACTCGGCTGAGGCAACTGGGCCACCAGCTCGTTGAACTGCGCCTGCACCGCCCTTTGCGCCTGAGCGATCGCGTCATCCACCAGATTGTTCGCCCCTGGATCCGCCTTCTCCACCGCGGAGACGACCGGAACCGCTCCCGTCTCGATCGAATGGACCACCTTCGCCACCTTCGGGTCCTTCTCGACGTCGTGGATCAGCTTCACCATCGCCGCCGCCCCCGCAGTAGCCCCAGCAATCCCCAACGCGTTGATTCCCGACGCGTCGAGATGAATTCCGTACTTCGCAGCGGCGGCGGCTAGCCAGGCTGAGCCGGCGGCGACAATCGGGGTAGCGATCCCAAGCAGCAGCTTGGTTGGGTTCAGACTCATAGATTCTCCTTCGGGACGATGTCATTATGAAAGTGCTTGCGGCAGACGGGCTGCCCATGCTCAGGATGCGCATGCCCCAGCCGCCAGCAACGCGGCTCACCGCAGTTGTGATGCCGATACGCGGCAACGAGAAGACCGACCAGCGTGACCTCGCCAATATCCGACCCCGGACCTGACCACCAGGCGTAGCCGTTGCCGTGCTCTGTGTGGAGCACATAGGTCTGGAAGGCAACCCAGAGCCAGTGGATCACGCCGCCCAGTCCGCCGGGATTGTGATCTCTCCCAACAACTCCGGAACCACCACCTGAGCCCGGTCGAGCTCCTTGCGATCCAGGAGCAGGTCGTGGAGCGTCTGGCAGTTACGAACCCTTAGCTGGTCGGAAGCCCAGCCGATCACCTCGTAGAGATGATGATCGAGCTGGAAGTATGTGTCGGGAGCGAACTCGTCCATACGCTCATGGCCCGTAGGGTGGGTCGACGATCGTGGAAGCTACAGACGCGTAGGTTGGCCCCGCGGCAGGGGATCCGTGATAGAACGTGCTCGTGTAGCCGGCCCCTGAGTTGTTGCGATAGTTGTTGATCTGCACCCAGTTCGCGGACTGGTCAGTAGCCCCGGGGATCAGCGTCGGATAGTGCAGTGTCTGGGAACCACAACCAGACAGCGTTGAGGAGTCAGAGCAGGAGAACGTGACCGGCTGGCCGTCTTCCCAGAGCTGAACCTCGCCCACACCGGGACTCGTGGAGAACACCATGTGTTCGATGAAGTCGTGCCACTTGCCGTCGGCTGCGAGATTGCCTCGCCAGAGCGTCTGTCCGCCCCCTGAACGGCCAGACGTGTTCCCACCGTAGCCGAACACGGTGCAGCCGCTGGGGTTCTCGTAGGCGTTCAGGCCGTTGCTCGGCGACCCGCTCGTCGGTGCTCCGAACTGCTCGTTGAACATGTCCAGCGTGTTGGGACTGGACCCGATGTGGCAGGGCAGCCCGTTGACCGGGATCAGGATCGGAATCGAGATGTAGTAGGACCCCGGCGCGATGAAATGCTTCGAATCCCAATCCAGGCGCTGTTCACACGACCAGGCGCACGTCTGCGGAGTCACCTTCTGCTCGAGCACCGTCTGCCCGGAGCCAAGCGGATCAGGAACGCAAGTGTTCACGGCTCCGTCTGACGTGGTGTAGCCCGGCGCCGGGTTGATCGAAGCCCACAGATTGGAGCCGCCGCACGACGAAGCGAACGAACCAAACCACGTCGTCCCAGCGCCCGTCGGATTGCCCGCTGCTACGGCTTTGGGAGGATGAATAGCCCCGACGCGGCGTTTCCCGCCCGGGACCGGCTTAGGAGCGGGATGCTGGTTGTGAGCGCGCCGGCGAACCCGGCGACGAACATGCCGAGCGCAGTTGGCGTGGTGGTGAGGGTGATGGCGATACGTGCAGTGACGGTGGTGGTGAACTCGGTGGTAGGCGCTCGCTGCTGGCGTAGCCAGGAACAGGGGACCAAGCAGGGCACCAGCCAAGCAGCCGCACACGACGGGCACACGGGAATAACGAAGCATCGGGTCTACCTCCCCAGCGGGGCGGCGTTTAGGGGAATCCCCCGGATCCGCCAGTGCCCATGCTGCGAATCTGAGCCCCGGTCGACCTGGAGCTCGGCGCTCATCCACTCCTGAGGACCAGCGAAATGCGCCCTCCCCGGAAGACCCCGGATGTGCCACTCGCCCGTCCCGAGATCCACTGTGCCCTCAAACCGGGCCATCCCATGAGGCCTCGGAGGGATAACCGGGGAGATGCCCTGAAAGAAGTTCGCCAGCGCAACATTACGGTCGACGGGTCCGGGGTCAGCGAACTGGTCAGCATCAGCCCACTCCGGGATCTGAGCAACATTGTTGTAGTGCGCGACCCACCGTTTGATCCGCCGCCCATACTTCGCGAGAGTGTTCAGAAGCCCCTGTTTCTCCCACACGTCCAGGCTCGCGTACACGCACACCAGCGGCACGTTCAGCCTCACCTGAGCTGCGACCCAGGCTTCGGCCTGGGGGACAGACATATCCCCGCGCTCGCAGTCACAGGCGAACACGTCAGGACCCAACCGGCCGAACACAGTGATCCCGTACAGCTTCGCGTGAGGCAACCGGGCACGAACCGCAGTCAGATTCGCGAAAGCACCGTCAGCGTAGTACACGCCGTACTGGGAGTTCGGGTTGAGGTTTCCCGCGGTGACAGCATCCTCAAAATCGATGAGGGTCATTTGGTAAACCCGCCCGACGCATACAGCAGAATCAGCAGGAAGATCACGAACGCGATCAACCCCACCGCCGGCTGGGGAGCGTGCAGCACATAGATACCGATCGCGTACACGATCACCCCAACCAGCAACGCGACGAGCAGAGCCACGAGAATCGCGCCGAGCGCGACAGCTCCAACAGCCAACATGAAAACTCCTTAGAGTCAGGTTTTAGACGGACACTGCAAAGGATGCAGCGCCCGGATGGTGCGCTGCTCACCGGTCACGCTCGCCCGGATCGTCGCCGGGCTAATCCCCGGAATCCCATGCGGATGATGCTTCAGAAAACTCTGGGCAGACTGAGACCGATTGCGAAGATCATCACGAAACGCGCACAACGCCTGGGTATCTGACTGCTGGTTGGCTCCGATCCGATCACCCAGATTGAACGCCTGCCAGTCCGCGTAAGCAGCCTGGGTGAAAATGATCGCCAGCATTACGATGAGAGCGTTGGTGCGAGTCACAGCACACCATGGGATTTCAGGAACCCCACCAATACCGTTGCACAGATTGCCGTCACCCCTAGCCAGAACGTTCGCCGAGAGATCTGCTTCTCGTTGGCCTCCTTGAGCTGCCGGTTACGGTCCGCTTCGACCGCATCCCGTGTGACCAAGGTTCCAGCAATCCCATCAACTTTTTCGCTGAGCTCAGAGATACTGTCCTTTAACGCCTGAGCGTTCTGGGCGTGCTTCTCGATCGAACCATTGATCGCCTTGAACCGGTTCTCATGGTCACGCAAATGCGAATCCACATCCGCATCGCGTCGTCCTTGGGTGTAGGCGACCTTGAACGCCCGGTCGCGCTCAGAATCATCCTCCATCCTCAGACTCCGCCGTAACCTCAGCTGGAGCATCCGGCAAAGTGAGTACTCCCTTGGCTACGAGAGACCGGAGGATCTCCTCGGCGTTACGGCTCTCCGTGATCTGCGACGGCCTACCCGTGAGCGACAACAGCTTGTCGGTATTAGCCTGTGCGACTCTCGCTAACGCAGCAGCAGACTTGGCGGGTTCCGGGTCACGGTCTTTCTCCAGTCGTTCCTTCGCTCGTGTGACTGCGAGGCGTTGCGCGTCGATTGCTTCCTGGACAGCGTCGCGCATGTCATTGGAGATCGTCTTCTCCTTGAGCACGCCCATCTGCTCGCGGATCTGCTCATAGCGCTCCCAGTACTTCGTACGCGTCCACTCCATCAGCGTGGTGTGATTCGGGACCCGCCGCCCATCCGGATTGTTAGCCTCGAGCCACCGGACAGCCGCAGGAGCGTTACCAACCCACGCGACCATCGCTTGAAGGCAACGGTCTACCTCTTCTTGGGAGTAGGCGTGCGCCGGCCCTGAGTTCGTTGCTGCCATCTGACTACTTGCGACCCCGGCGCTGGCGAAGCACAGCCTGCACCGACTCTTTCTTCGCCGACGCCTGCGCCATATTTTTAGCCCCGTATTTCTTTGCTCCGATCGTGTAGGCAAGCCCTCCAGGGTTCTTCACCCCTTGCGCGGCGAGCTTCCCAGCCAACTGGCTGAACGCAGACACTGTGTTCTCCTTTACTCGTAGGAAGCGGGATAGTTCGCGCGGGTGTGCTCGCCCTGCGAAGGCGGCGACAGGTTCTTCCCGAACGGCTGAGCCAAAGGCGCATACCGATACTTCGTCCGCCGGCTGGGCGGGACTGCTGTTTGAAGCGGAAGGATCATGTGTTTGTCCACCGCCGGGGTTGCTCCCACTCGGTCATGGCCGGTTGGTGGAAGCCGCCAGCCCCCCATCGGCTGATGTCCCGTGATCACATCGGACACAGCCGCATACGGGACCGGCACCGACCGCAACAGTGGAGTCGACGGAATGTTGGGATGACCAAAATCAAGCGGCAATCCCGGTTGGGCGGGAACCTCCAGCCCGCCTGGCGCTCCCGGCTCCGGAGAAGACCAGCGGTACTGAACCCCAGGGTTTGCTGCGGAGAGAGCGTTCAGCAGCTTGGACAGCTGCGCACTCGTCGGTGTCTGCCCGGAGCCCTTTTGTTGGCCCTGCACCGCTTTAGCCAGCCTGGATGTGAGCTGCTGCTTCGCGGACTTCGGTGCCGGACGAGCCGTCTGACGCGGCGGCGGTGGGCTCATCGCCCGTGCTTTCGCTGCTCCCAGCATCGCCATCGGAGCCTGACGTGCCGCGGGCCGCGAAGGGATAATCGCGACGCCGCGAGGATTCGCTCCTGTGTGCAGGTTGGCTACCGGTGGAGGGGGAGCTTTCGGAGCCGGCCGCGATGGAACGATCGGCGGCCCGCGCGAGTTGTAGCCAATGGCAGGCATTCAGTTCTCCTAGAACGGCGCCGGCTGTCCGACCGGTCCCGGTGATCCTGAATCCGCAAACCCAATCTCAAACCATCCCGGCACCGTCGCATTACCAATCCCGTGTGTGCCGGTGTGCGAGATCACCTGACCAGCCGTCACCTGCTGCCCCGGTTGCACGGTCGAGAGCGTGTGACCGAAGTACAAGGTTCGTCCCGCGTACGGGCCGCTGGTGAAATGGATGACCGGATATGACGGGCCGAAACCGTTGGGATCGGATTTGACCGCAACGACGAACCCTTTGCCGTTAGCTAGGACTGCGCCACCGGGATTGGTTTGCCCATCACGCCCCTGATCCTTGCGACCCTGGATGTACTGGGCGCCTTTGGGCAGAAACCCGGCTGCGATGCTTCCCGCCGGAAGACTCTGGAGTCCCTGGTGTGCGGTCAGGACGGTGCTTCCCGCGGCCTGCTGAAGCTTGCTCTGCGCCTGCTGAAGGGTTTTGGTGCCCTGAAAGTCCGCGACGTTCGGTGCCTTCGTCGTCAACAATCCCGTCGACAGGAGTGGGTTGGGACCAATGTTTGCGCCCTTTGGTCCGATATCCCACGGGCTGCTCGAGCTCTGATTCAGGAACGATCCGGCGATATACCGGCTATTCGCCTTGTTGTAGCCCGCCTGGTCGAACGTCGGGACCGTAACACTCGACGATCCTGGACTCTGCGGCAACGTCCCAGCGGTCGACGAGCTCTTATCACCGAGGGCTTGCTGGGCGTAGCCGATCCGGTTGCCCAGCATCGGCGTCCCCGGCCGCTCATAGATATTCGAGAACAGGGTTGCCGCGGTCCCCGGATCCTTAGCTTGGCGTAGTTGAGCCGCCAGCCCGGAGTACGGGCCTTTGAGATCCTGAGCCAGATATCCCAGTGCTGCTTGAGCTGACGTGGTTGGCAGCCCCCGCGACTGCGCGTATTTCACCAGGCCCGTGTACCGGCCGCCCTGCCATTGCGCCAACCCTCCACCACCACTAGCCGGGTTGTCGGAGGATTCTTGCATCAGGTTGCCCGCGATCCCGGCCGCGCCGACACGGCCTACGATCGGAGCGAGCGACGCGACGATCTGCCCGGGAGAGAGAGCCATTTGACGTGAGCGCTACCTTTCGTGTATGCGCTGGATATATCTCGCGCCGCTGGGGGCCCTGTACATGCTGCTGGTGCTGTTCGGCGTCGCCGCCTGGCTGGCGGTCGCCTACGAACTGCTGCACCACGCTGGCGTGCTCTAACCCCAACCGCCCGAAGAAGAAGACGAACCGCCCCAGCCTCCCGAAGTTGAGGATCCGCCACCCCAGCCACCCGAGCTGGAGGATGACCCTCCAGCCGCCTTCGACGCCTTGAGCGCCATCTGATGCTGAGCGATCACCTGAATATCATCAGGACGGGGATAGAGCCCAAGAGCGCTGGCCAGAACCTTCTGACTAGCCGGACCGCTCGCCGCTTGTTTGGCTGCCTGATAGGCCTGTCCGGCTACTGACTTGTGGGTCAACGGATCCTCGTGGACAAACGGGACGCTATCTGATTGCTGTAGCTGCGTACCGTCGTGCAACTCCTGAGTCAGCCGGTAGGGATAGCTCATCGCCGCAAAGCTGTTGAGCAGCGAAAACACGTTGTTCTTATACTTCGCGCCAGTAGGGGTCGTGCGGTAGATCGCGTTGAGCAGCGGCTGGACCTCCGGTGGGATCGCCTGGGCTGCGCCAGCAATGCCTTCCTGGGGCAGTGATGTGCCGATGCTGCCAACCGGACTGGAGCGCGCAAAGTCGATCGAGGTCAAATGCCCGTTCTTGTCGAAGTACAGGCGCGAGTACGCGTAGGGGAGATCGTCGCCGCCGAGCAGCTTCTTGACCTCGTCGTTGTGCAGCTTCGCCATCTCCCCAACCAGGGCTGTGGCAATCGGATGATGTAATGGCAGCACGTAGAACAGCGTCCGGGCAGCGTGGCGCATGAAGCTGTAGAACAGGACCGCCCGGTTGTTGATGAACTTGCGCTCAAACGACGTGAACCGGGCATAGTCGCCCATCATGTTCACCGTGTGGCGTCCCAGCTCCTCAGCGGTGTGCATGTTGGCGATCTGGGCCAGCATCTGCTTTTTCGGGCCAACCGTGAACACGTGACTAAACCGGTTCGCTGCCGACTGGCCCAGCGACATGTCCTTAGCCATGCTGTCCAGCGCCGCACGCTTGGTGGCGTTGTAGTAGACCATCCGCCGAAAGAAATTGGACTGCATGTCCTCGGCGCGAAACAGGACATGAAACGGGTTCGCCATCGACGCGACCGACCCCACGTTGAACCGGCCGATCCCCTGCTGCTTGAGCTTCTCCCAGCCCGCAGCAAGCTTGTTCGGCGCTGTCGACCCGAGCCGGTCAGAGCCGCCTTGAGCCCGTCCGCCGGCGTGAGAGTCGACAACCGCACGCTCCTCGTCGGTCAGTCCGTGCCACCAGAGGGGAAACTTCGCTGCGTCGGACAGGATCCGCCCCCGAGTACCGAACGCTGCAAGGACCATATGCGCCAGCGTGTTCATCACCAGAAACGACGGCGACCCACCCAGGATCAGATGCCCCGCGGTGCCCTGGAGCTTTCCAACCAGCCGCCCGCCGAGACCCGACGGCGATAGCGAAGAGTGGATCTCCTTGTAGGCCGTGTTCGGAAGCGCCTTCCAGCCGGTGGTCTTTAGAAACTGCTCGTCCTTGCCGAGCGCCCCCAATGTTTTGCCCGGCGCGGAGTGGGTTTCCATCAGGTCGCGGAGCATCTGGTTGGCTTCGAGCTCAGGCGGGGCGCTGCCGGCGCGAGACTCCGCAGACGGGACGCGAGGAGTTGCGGCTTCGCTGGCGCCCGGTTTCAGTCCTCGCTCCTCCAGCGTGGATTCGCGCAGTCGTCCGGGGTTGTATAGCCGCACGTTCTCGGCCTTGTGGCCGTCGAACTGCATCGCCCGGAGATACTCGCGGCCGGTCAGCTTGTCCGCCGCTCGCTTACCCAAACCCGCAGCTTCGATCGCTGCGGCGCTCGGCTCCGGCAACGAGGCGCGGCGGAGCATCTCGTCGACCATCGGCCACTGGTGCCCCACCTTGATCGATCGCGCCAGCCCACTCGTGTACGCGCGAGGATCGCGCCACACCGACCCACCTTTGAACAGTGCGAACTGCGACTGCTTGGGTCCCGGCATTGCCCGTTGCCCCGAACCCTGCGTATAGTTTCCCAGCTTCTCCTGGGGGACGTCGCGGTGCGGGACGTAGGATGGCTCCGGCAGACCGTGAGCTTGCGCAGCGGCCCGCACGCGGCTGCTGTAGTCCGCAAGCAGCCCGGGACGAGCGTGATCATATGTTTCCGGCCCGGAGCCGTGACGCGCCTGGTGGAGCGCATCCGCGAACGTCGCCTGATGCTCCCCGCCGCGAGCGTTGATCGTGTCCGGGTGCTCAATCCCGAGCGCTTCTCCCTGAGGACGCAGCCGCCGAGCCTCCGCTACCGGCTGGCGCAGATAGGAGTCCGGCATCGCGCCTTCCAACCGAACGTTGCGTGCGCCCTCCTGCTTGACAAACTTCGTCAGACGCGGCGTCAGCCACTTGCCGACGTTGTCATGCAACGCCTGGAGGGTCGGTAGCTCGTCAACCTGGGCAGCCCACTCCGGCGGAATGTGATTCCCCGGACTCTGTGGATGCTCGGCGCGGTCCTTGACGATGCTCGCGATCCGTGCCTGGAGCGCATCCTTGGCCGCCTGAATACCACGATCCAGCGGCACGATGCCTTCGAGCACCACCGGGGTGGCGCGACGCTCCCACGACGACATGCGCGCCAGGCTCCGGTTCGCACCATTGCGAACCTCGGTGTTGAGCTTGTCCTGCATCATCCGGCGATACTTGGACGCCACGAACGATGTCAGTACTCGCTGGGAGCGGTTGCCGAACAGCGGACGAACCTCGTTAGCTCGCGCGGGGATCTCTCCCGGGGCTCGAGCTTCCTTGACGGCCCGCAGCTTGTCCTCGGCCCGCTGTGCAGTAACCCGCAACGCTGTCTTAGCCAGATTCTGTGGTCGAACCTCTCCGCCGGCGGTACGCAACCCCGGACGCTCGCGAGTCAGAAACCCCGGAGCCCTCCCAGCCAGTCCCTCTCCCGCCCTGGTCACATCCACGGCAGCGCGTCCAGCGGTCGCATCCAGCCCCCCGACGACCCCGAACGCGTCGAGAGCCTCGGGTCCGGCGCCCTGCTGTGCGATCCGGTTGATGAACGCCTGATCGTTGCCGTTATACAACGGCCCGTAACGGCTGCCGTAATCGTTGACCATCCCGTGATACAGGTCAGAGAACGCTTTGCCCGGCCCCTCCTGCACCACTCTGACCGGAAGCTGCGCCAACGCGGCAACGCTTCCTACGGCAGCGTTGCCAAGCCCGGTGATCGTTTTGGGGATCGCTGATGGTGACTGAGCGAACGCCCGGGTGACGTCAACTGGTTCGCGGGCGAACATTGACGCCAACTTTGTTGGCACCATCCCCGCCTCTTGCACCTTGCCGAACGGGTTCGCAGCCGGCTTGGACCCCTTCAGCGATCCTGCCAGGTTCTGCCCGAGGCGAAATCCGGTACCGGACGGGTTTAGCGCAGCCTCACCGATCTTCTCCAGATGCAACGACTGGAGCTTCCCGAGCGCGTTGCTGAACGCCACCCCCAAGCTTGGCCCCGAGTATTTCGCCGGGAGATACGGATCCATCAACGTGGCGCGGTTGCCCATCTTTGCCACCGCATCCCGAACCGCTCTCACCGTGACCGGATCAGCCTTACCGGAAAGCACTCCCCGAACAACCGCAGCCTGACCCCGCGGGTTCTGAGCAGCGAACACTTGCTGCATCGCCTGATGAGCCCCCTGAACCGGGGCGGGGGTCATCGCTCGTGCCTTTGCTGCTCCGAGCCGCTCCATCGGCGGAACGGGACGCGGCGGCGGAACAGGCGGACTCATCGCCCTAGCTTTCGCTGCTCCCAAAGCCTCCATTGGCGGCGGCGGAGCAGCCTTCGGCGCCGGCCTCGGCGGGAGGATCGGCGGCCCGCGAGAGTTGTAGCCGATCGCGGGCATTTAGAAGCCGGGAACCTGCGCGTTCGCCGCAGAGGTCGGTGGCTTGGAGTTGTACTGTGCGCCTGAGTAGTTCGGTGCGGACGGAGCGGCACCCCGGCGGTAGCGGTTGCCGATGATCAGCCCGAGCTTGTTCAGCTCGGTGATCTGCTTGTTCGTGAGATACCCCCAGCCGTTGAGGGCGTAGGCAGAGTCAACCAGCGCCGGATCAAACCGCGTCCTGGCGGGATTGCGACCATCAGCCAAAAGACCGCGGATCTGCTGCTCGGTGAGTCTCTGCCCCGGTTTCATCCCGAGTGCCGTAGCGTCCTTTTGCGACAGTGGCCTCTGCGCGTCGGTGATGAGCTGACGCAGCGTGTCTATCTGACCAAACGCCTTCTGCTGCTGGGCGGGAGTCTGCGTCCGTTGACCGGTGGGCGTGGTCGCCGGCAGCTTCGCTCCTGTCGGCACCCGGTAGGCCCCGAGACCGTGAGAACGCAGGTACGCGTCCTTGGCTTGACCGGCGCCGAACTTCTGCACATCGAGCTGATAGGTACGATCCGAACGCATCTGTGCGAGCTGCTGACCATTCAGAGCGATGTTCTGCGCCCGAGTAGTCAGCGCGTTACGAGCATTGTTATTCGAGACCGTCGCCTGGAGCGACTGCTGTTTGATTCCCAACCCCGCCCGCGAGATCTGGTTTGCAACCTCCTGCTGACGCAGCTTCCCCAAATCCGTTGCTGTCAACGCGCCCTTCTGCGCCTGCAACGCCGCGATCTTGCTCACGAGCGGCTCGTTTTTCACCGTTCCGGACTGCGCGATGTTCTTCAAAGCCTCCTGGCCCTGGAGACCATACGTCCCGAGTTGGCTGTTGGTCATCTGCTGATAGTTCGCACCCTGATTCGCACCCAAACTCCGGTACGTCCCCGCCTGCTGGGCAGCCAACCCCTGCTGGCGGGCGATTTGCGCCGCCAAATCCGACGTTGCCGCGTTCGCGATCCCGCCCTCACCCTGCGGGGCGTACTTCATCAAGGACGACAACGCATTCTGCCCCTGGCTCGCAAGCTGGGTTTGGGTGTCGTTCCCGATCCCCTGAAGCTGCGAGTTCAGCCCAGAAGCGATGTTCCCCGAGTTCGCGGCGCCCTGCTGCACAAACGGTTCCAATTGGTTGTAGAACCCGCCGGTCAGCTTCGCCGTCCCCTGCGTCTGAGCATTGTTCGCCGCGATCTGCTTCTGGAGCTCTGCGAGTGGTCCTTGGGTTTGCGCGTTCGCGAGCCCCTGAGCAGCCTGCATCAGCGACTGGCCCGACAATGCCTGGTTGGGGTTCAGGAGAGGATTCGAGGCTTGTCGTGCCGCGGGCCTTCCCGGAGCGACCCTTTGGAACACCCAGTTCCCGCGTCCGGTTCCTACAGACGTGTAGCCTTTCGGCGCGACTGGTTTGCTGGGGCCGCTGGGAGCGGCGATACGGCCGGCGGGAACAGCCATCTAGCCTCCCTTCCCAAACGTGATCGTCGCCCCCAAAGTCCTGCCCTTGCCCTTGCTCTTAGCGACCGCTTTAGTCAACTGCTGGCGCGACGTTGGTTTCCTCGCCGGCGCTGGAACCGGAGCCCTCCTGGGAGCGGGAGCTTTGATCGGCGCCTGTCCGGTAGCCGGATTAGCAGCCGCCGCTTTCGTAGCCCGGCCTACCGCAAGGTCGTACTGCTGGTTGTTGAAGATCGGGATGCCGCCCTGCAACCCCGCGATCTGACTGGCAATGCCTGCTTGCTTCTGCGCATTGGACGTTGTCGCCGCAGTCTGCTTGGTCAAATACGTGTTGTTCAGGTCCCCGAGACTCTGGTCATACCCCGAGCTGTACAACGCACCCCGAGCGTTCGCGCCCTCCTCCAGCTTCAACTGGTCCCGCGGCTGCTGGTAGGCCAGCTGGGCGAGAGCTGATTGGAGCGCGGTCGTGTCGTTCTGCCCCGTAGCCGTCAACGTATTGACCTGGTTGTTGACCCGGAACTGGTTTGCCGCCAGATTCCCGAAATACGTGGAATCCAACGGGGACGCGGGAGCTTGGCCACCACCCGTAGGAGCTGCTTGGGGTGCTGAAACCTGGGGTCTCGCCGGAGCGGGCGCGGGAGCACGCTGGGGTTTGGGAGCCGGGAATGTGAGCGTCGCGCCCACCGGCCTGGGAGCGCGCGCGGGACCGCCCGGCCTGGGACCTTTCGGAGCCGGGTCGGGCCGCGGACCGGGGGTGATCGCTGCTCCGCCTGAAATAGCCATTTACGCCTCCTTTCCTACCAGCCGAGCACAAGCCATTGAAAAAGAAACGACGTCGACAACGAAACCGAACTGGACGCGTTGAACGTCACCGACGTCGAACTGCCCCCCACCGACCAGAACACATACTGTCCCGACGTGCCGATCAGCATCGCGTGCGCCACCCAATTCGAAAAGCTTCCCAGGCCCGTCGTGACCGTCGCTGACGCCGTACTCGTCCCCGAGAACACGATCGTCCCCCCACCCGCCGCCAACTGCATCGTCGGACTCGTAACCCCTTTGACGCCACTGAGGTTCGCGAGCGCGGTTGCTGGAGCAGCAACATCGGAGAGGTTGTTAGAGGCAACCAGCGGGTTTAGCGCCTGGAGCTGCTCGAGGTCGGCGGTCATGTCCTCGAAGCTGGTGATCGGCAGCCATTTGAACCGCATCGAATCTCCTTGACGTGCCGTGAAAGTCCGGGTAGCGTGGGCGCGTTACTTCACTAAGCGGCCCGGCAGCGCTGTGAACGCCCCGGGCCATGGCCTAAGACCCCAGGAGGTCTCAGACATCATGAAGCGTACCTTTGCAGCGCTGCTCACCGCAGCCACCCTCACATCCCCCGCGATTGCGGCTGCCTCTCCTAGTCCGGATCCGACGCCCCAGTCCGTCCATCGTTATGCGGAAATCTGCCCGGCTCCCTACCATCGGGTCCAAGTGCGTGTCTCTGTCTACCACCGGGAGCCGAACGGCCACCTGAGGCTCGTCCGGCGCTACTGGGTCGGCAAGCCATACCTCACCGGTGGCTACAACCCAAAGCGCTGCCACCGGGTCTAAGCGTTATACGCGTACAGCTGGGCGGTCATGCTGATCACCGAAGCTGCGGCCTGATTCGCGCTCCAGTTCACGCCAAGCAGATAAAACGCGGTAGCGGTAAGCGGAAGAGCGAACTGGCCACTTTCAGCGCCATACCATCCCCCGCCCGATGCGGGGTTCACCGCAATCGTCGAGCCGCTGACCGCAGACCCATAGCCATAGCCAAAAACACCAGAGCCACCCGTCACAGCCGTAATCGGGTATAGGCCGAACGTCAGCGTCGCACCAGGAGCCGTGTTATTGGTCAAAACTGCTACACGAACACGCGCATAAGCCGTCTTCCCGGCCACCTGAAAATCTGTGGGCTGCGAACTCAAGCCCGCGTCTCCCACCCATACCGGCGGCGACTGGGAAATCTGATAAGGCCCACCAGTTACCGATCCAGAGACCAGATTGCTGTCCTGCAACAGCAACCGGCGCACACCATTGTTCGGGTTCGCGAGCTGCGTGTCCTTGATCCCAGCAGACGACGACAGGTTGTTGGTGTCGATCCCACCGTTGATCACGTTCTGGATAGTCGTGAACCCATTCTGGATCTTCACGTCCTCCGTCGTGTCCGGCTGATTTAGGACAGGGATCTGAAGTGAAATGGTTCCTATAGGTCATTCCCCCTAGGTGGTGACCGTGTCGCGTTCAAGATCGCTGTAGAGGCGCAGAATCTCGCGCGCCCATTCAAGTTTGTCCAGCACCCGCTGCCCAGTCGGATGGCGGCTGCTCCAAAGCTCAAGATTCTCGATGCGGTTGTCGCTTCTCACGCCGTTCCGGTGATGGACGGTTTCATCGGACAGCAGCGGGCGACCGAGGTGAGCTTCCATGACGACTCGATGTTCGGGCCTATTGTGGCCCTGGCCAACTGAGACAACTCGGTATCCGTTCTGGTCGGTGTAGCCGGTGCCTTTAGGCGCAATTCGTAGCAAAACAGGACCAGGCGTTCCCGTCCTACGTACGCGCTGGTAGTGCAGGCCACAGAAGCCATTGGCATACAGGACACGCTCGCAGCCCTCCACACCACACAGCTTCGTAGACATATCCCCCGCCTTGCGCTGATGCTGGTAATGCAACTGGCAGTACCCGCGTGCAAAGTGGGTCCGTTCACAGTTAGCCACGGAACAGGGCTTCTGGGATCGCTTGGCCTTTCCGCCTTGGACAATGCGCTGGTAGTGCTTAGCGCAATAGCCACGCGCAACGTGCGTGTTTGAGCAATCGGCAACCGAGCAGCCACTCACAGTCAGCCAATGATAGTGCACTCACTGGACGACTGTGTCGCGTCGATCGTGCAAAATCATCAGGTAAGAATCAACCGTGTCCGCGGTGTTCGACGTAGCACCGAACACCATGCTGAACGCGTTAGCAACACCAAGCGTGTAAACCCGCCCTCTGAGGATCGAGGCCGCGCCGCCAAACAACTGCGGTCCGCCGAACGGCTGCGAGCCACCAAAGTTCGTGCCCGCCACACTCGCGAACACGTTCGACCGGATCAAAGTCTCCGTGCCCGCGAAATCCTTGGCGAGACTGAAATCAACGGTCCCCTGCCCGTCGAAACGGACCTGGCGAAGCCGTTTGCGGTAGTACGGGGTCGGAAACAAACGCCGGCGGAAATAGGACGGGGATTGCCACGGCCCCCGCCATATCCAAGTGAAGTTGGTGCCGTTGTCCTGGTTTACTCCCGGGACGAAACACTGGTCCACGATCGCTGAGGTCGCCTTCCCGGAATACAGCTGAGCAGAGCCGACGGGATGCCACACCGCGAACTGGTTAGACCCAAACGAATGCCGCCACCACGAATTCAGCGTGGTGTCCCAGTCCAGGGTCGTGTCGTTTGACCCTCCACCCGTCCCCGCTACGCTGAGGTAGTAGTGCCCGTTGAAGTACACGCCCGCGGCCTGGGTTCTTTGCCCGCCGACCTGATCGATCGTGGGCTGGATAATGTCCGAGATCGGCTCTAGCTTCGACCCGTTCGTCAGATACACACCACGATCCTCTGACAAAAAGTAAGTGCCCAAAGGTCCGGATTTCATCGTCCGGTGCGCCACACACCCAATCTGATTCGACAGCTCGCGGATCGACGGAGCAGCCGTGTCCGCGATGATCCAGATCTTCCTCGGCTTAGCTACGAGAACATAGTTCCCGACCCGGCCAAGCGCGGTGATCGCTCCACCGTCCCCTGGATCAAAGTCCGCGAAGCCCGCGCCCGTAAGACTTGCAGGATCCCAATTGGTGGGATCAGCTAAAGCTGACCAAAAGACCCGCGACGGCGTAGCCGCAACACCGCTGATGAAGACTTGATTATTGGCGTAGACGCAATATTTGCCATTGGGGACGGCTACGGTGCCGGTTGCATTTGTCCAGCTGCCGAGTGTCCCGCTCCCACTTCCCTGTACTGGCGTATCGAGGGAATTGATGCCGTAGAGCGGCCCTTGGCCAGAGACGATCGGAGCCGACACAAATTCCCAGCGAGCGTTACTCGTAAGCCCGGTTTTGATGCTGGTTACAGCGCCCCCGGTGCTGACCGCGACTAAGGTCGTCCCCGTAGCCCCAATCAAGACCGATGGTGTAACAGATTCCAGCGGAAACAAAGACGTAAGCGCGCTCGCTGGAGTCGCGAACGTGTTCAAGCCATTCCGTTTGACGATCGCCCCGGCAACAGTCCCCTGAACGTTTGAGAGGTCGCGACTGGGAAGAGGACCCAAGCCCTCATCAAGCAGGTAGGGAGCAGATTTCGTGTTCAGCCCCTGGGAGAAGTTAGTGTAGAAACAAAGGGACAGCCATCCCTGATCACCCCCTTAGCGCGCTGATACGCGCATCGGAAACGCCAAACTTGTACGCAAGTTCTCTGCCGCTGCCGTAGTAACGCGACGCAGCTCTGATCTCTGCAATCTCCTGCTCTGTCAGCGGCGTCTTGCGCTCTGGCATCGAGGGTCCGGTCCAGATGCGTTCGGGAGCGACGAAGCCTTCGGCGGGAAGAACGTCCCTCCATGTTTTGCCCGCACGAATTGCCGCGACATTCATCTCTGAGATCCCGTACCGTGCGGCAAGCATGCGACGGGGGACCCACGGCTGCGCCTTGATCTCAGCTACTTGCTCACGCGTAACCCTTGCAAGGCGCCCGCGCTGGACATTTCCCGCTGGACGCGCCAATACGAGATGGTCAGGATTTACGCACCGACGATGCCGACAATCATTTCCGCCGGGACAAGTTACGTCAGCGTTGTGGCACATATGGTCTAGCTGCATGCCTTTCGGGACTGGTCCGTGAACCTGCTCCCAATACCACCGATGAGCGGTGTAAACCTTGTCGCCACGACGGACCCGACCGTATCCGTTGCGAGTTCCCCACTGCCAGATCCAGCATCCCGTTTCAGGGTCGACAGCGTACTCGGTATCCTGCTGCTGCATCGAAGATACCCCTTCGGTGTCATGCCCCGGGCCGTTCACGCGGTGCCGGGGCGCTTTCACTACATTCTACCTGCTAGTAGCCCCATTCGCTGCCGTACACGGACCAGCCCCGCCCGGCGAGCGACCGGCCACCATCCCACATGCCCGCCAACTGGGTGGGAGCGTCGTCGTTGGGGAATTTCACATCCGCGGAAAACTCAGCCAAACCCTTGTCATACAACGCCTGCCACTGCTGAGCGGTCGTGGGATCATCCTCTGCCCGGTAGCACTCCGCTACAGCACTGTAGATCAGCAGGTTGTGATAGTCGGCCGGGATTGTCGGCACATCCGTATCGTTCGCCAGGACTGCTGGAAGCTTCCAGTAGCGGACTTCGATCGGATATGGCTGATCCGGCGTCGGGTACAGGTGAACGTTCGCGGCGTCCAGCGCATAGTAGGTCGGCGCGCCGGAGCTGTTGATGCTCCGGTCGATGTCTCGGAGGCTGACCGCGAACATTTCCTGCTGGCGGCTCGTGTCCCGAACCGACCGGACCCGGGCGAAATCGGTGGGGAGGGCGTAGAGGTTGGTGCCGGCGATCGTGCTGTAGTCGTTCGTCGACTCGTCGACGTAATAGTCGACACGCCTGATCATGTTGAAGTACGCGTTGTTCACGTACGCGGTGATTCTGCTGGCCCCGAAGTAGGTGGGATCGAACCCGCAGTTCATCACCTCAGTGCGAATCTCTAGAAGCTGCAAGACGCCTCCTCTGCGATGCTCGTAGAGCCCGGTTCAACTGCGCTTTGTCTGAGCCCTTCCCGGAATGCTTCACGCCCGTCCTAGGGATCAACCGTCCGCACCCCACACACACCAGAGCGGGAACCAGGGCCGTGTCGTCGGGCACCATCGGACCCTGGCAAGCGTTACACGCTGTCATTCGGCTTGTTCGGGAAGAACGACCTGCCCTTATACCGCTCCCCGAGATCTCGCCTGAGAGCGTGAGCGGCCTGCTCCCCCAGCTCCCCGAGCTGCTCGTGAAACCGCTCCCGGCTCTGCTTCCTGGCTTCAAGCGTGGCTTTCTCGAGCTCGTCGGCATAGTGATACTTGCCACGCCCTTGAGGATCGATCCGCTCGATCCGTTTCACCACCCTCTGATCCAAACCCGCCCATGTTCCCGACGCCGTCTGATACGCCTGCACTGTGAGCACCAGATGCGTTTCCCGGCCGTCGTCTGATTCGTGGTAAACGCACCAGAACGGTGGGTTGCCGTTCTCCGCGAACCGGACCTTCAGCCCCTTGTCGATCCGTTTCAGGTCGGCAGCTACCGATGATGCGTCGGCGCTGATGAGCACGAACCGGCCGTCGCCGGCTTGGCGGATCTGTTCGACTGTGGCCGGTTCGATGCGCACGTCAATACCCGAACGCCGTGACCTGGAACGTTGACGTCGACAGGCTCAGCGTGCTGCCCATCTCCGCGGCGCCGGCGAACACCTTCAGCTTCTGGTTAGGAATGTCGTAGTAAACCTCCGACGGGCTGTTCGCGCCGATCACCTTCCCAGACGAGATCGCGAACACCACCGTCCCCAACCCCAGCTGAGCGGGCGTCAGAGCACTCCCGCCCGTGGGATAGGACGAATCTCCGACAATGTCGGTGTTCGTGACCTTCAGGCTCCCCACGGACGCATCGGACGTGGATTGCGAGTTGCTGGTGTTGCGAGTAATTGCTCCAAGTGCCATGAAGGCTCCTTCCGGGTCAGAGGAAAACCGGTAAGCGGGCGGCCAGCCGAAGCTGACCGCCCGCAGTACTACATGCTCAGGTGCGAACCACTGGGACGTCGTCGTTGATGTTGATGAACTTGCCGTTCCGGTTCGGAGCGACACAGGTCAACACGGCATCCCAAACCATCCAGGCTTGCCACACGCGAGCCTTCGTGCCCAGCGACGAGCCGTCCTTGAGATACAGGATCGAGCCCTTCCCATCAGGCGCTTCGAGCCAGTCCGGGGGGCCGAGCTGCGCCCACGCGAAGGACTGCTTGTTGATCAGGAATCCCTGGCCGGCGGGGCAGTCCACGTCGGCGAGCATCGGGATCGGTGTCCCACCCGCGGACACGGGGATTGCTCCCGCGTACCCGCCTTCGGGCTTGGTGACATTCCCGTCGTTCCAGCGCATCTGCGACGTGAACGTGTTTGCCAACCGGCGCTGACCTCCGAGGGTCAGCATCCCGAGTTCCGGGGTTTTCCCGGACCGCTGACGGATCGTCTGCGCCAACGCCATGATCCCGTCCGTCGAGGGGTTCGCCTGACCGAAGTCCTTGACGTTCGAATCCCAGAACGGGTTGGTGGACGAGTTGATCTGATGCAACGTCCGAGACGTCGAGCAGATGTTGCGCAGCCCGTCGGACTCCTGGGAGCGATCCCCGGAGACATACACCCCGTAGGTGTTATCGACGCTGATCGCCGCACCCGAGATCGTCACGTTCGCGACCGTCTGGTTGGCCGACGCCGGAGCACCCGTATAGGCGACCGCGGTGACGGTACGGCCCACCGCACCCGTGCCCGTGGCTCCCGAGGAACGAACGATCACGTCGATCGGATCCCCGACCGCGACGAACTGACCCGAGTCCACGGCGAACGTGTTCACGGTCGCCTGGGTGGTCGTGCAGGACGCCAGGAGACCGTCCCCGGTGCCGTACACGATCCGGGTGACATCCTTCTTCATGTCCGTCAACGCCAGGTCCATTTCGAACGTGAGGGTCCGCACAAACGACCCCTCATCGGACTTGGACTGCTTGATCGCCTGGTCGGACAGCTCGATGCCGGTGTCGAAATACTTCATTCCGACGATCCCGTCCAATGTGCCCTGCGTCCCCGCGGTGGCGAGCTGGCCGCCGTCGGTGACCGCACCACGCCCGCGGTTACGGGAGCTGTGGACCGGGAAGATCAACTGCCGGCCGAACCCGGTGAACGTGCCCAGCTGGTTCGCGTCGGTCTTGGTGATGATGTCGAGCATCTGGGTTTCCTGGTTGAGCTGCTCAACCCAAGGACCCCTGTAGACGTTTTTGAGCAGGGCGTCTACCCCTGTTAGGTTCTGCGTCGCCATTTAGGCATCGCCTCTTTTCTTGGTACAGCGCTAGGGATTCATTGACTTCATGACCGCCCTAACGCTGTACGCGAGATCCCCTGGCCCGTGAAGGCTGTAGAAGCGCCCTGGCGTTGGTTGGTGCTGGTGCTGCTTATGCGCGATTGGAGTTCCTGAGGAACTCGATCGCTGCGTCTGTAACGCGAGGATCCTCAATCGACTTGTGCTGCTCCGGGCTTACGTCCGGAACCCCGCCCGTCTCCGCGGGTGCGGGAGCGTCGACCTTGCCTTGCAGAACCGTTTTCTCATACTGGTTCTGCCACCGCTGAAGATCATCGTAGGCGCGGGGGATCGCGTTCATCGGATCAGACTCGATGTAGCGTCCCGCGAGCGTGTTGATCAGCTCCTCGGTGTCCTTGTCAAACTCTCCGTGCTTGCCTTTCAGCTCGGAGAGTTGCCCTTCGATGAACTGGCTCGCCTCGGCCATCGCTGCCTGCTGATCCTGCTGCTGGAAGCGACCGTCATACGCTTCGAACTTTGACATCAGCGGGCCGAGCTTGTCTTCCAGCAGCTTTTCGAACTGCTGTTGCGACGGGTCCTGAAACCCGTAGTCGTCCTGCTGGTCTTGCGGCTGCTGTTGTTGCTGCTGCTGGTCGGGAGTCAGCCCGTTTGCTTGGGAATAGCCTTCCCACCATTGCTTCATCGCCTGCGGATCAGCCATCGCCTGGAACAGCTGCACCGCATATGAAGCATCTTCCGGAGATAGCTGGCTCACCCCGGTTTCCGAGAACGGCTCCCACTGCTTGCGGAACTCGGCCTGGTCCTGGAACCGTTTGGTTACCTGACCATCCCAGTCTCGGAAAACGGGCTCCACGTCGCCGCGAAGCTCCTCCGGGATTCTGTCGAGATACTCCTGGTAGGGAGCACCTTGTGTGCCTGGATCGCCCTGGCCCTCTTCGGGCTGTACGTCATCGGCGGGATCAGTGACGGACACCCATCACTCCTCTCTCGACGCTGTAGCGTGCGGCTGTGGCCTTGGCTCCTGGCCGCTGCCCCTGGCGTCTATTGGTGTTGGGCTACTTCTCGGAAGCTTTGCGAATGAGACGCTGAGCCTTTTTCTCCGCGCCATTCAGGTCCTTCGGCTCCGGCCCTTCGTCCTCGTCGGCGACGTCTTTGCGCTGAGCGGTTTTCAGCTTGTCCAGCGCGGACTGCACGTCGGCGATGAGAGCGTCAACGTCCTTGTCTTCGGTGCTCTCAGTTGCCATACACGCCCCCGGTGATCTTCACCGTCGACCGGCCCTGAGACTGCAACCACAACGGCCCCGTCGTGAATGCCTGCGAGCTGCCGACCGTGATCGGGGTTGACGGACCGTTCAGCGCCGTCAAATAGTTCAACGTTGCCGCCGAACCCGTGATGTTCGCGACCGTGACCGTGTCCCCCGGGTTGATCTGCACCGGAACGAAATCGGACTGGTCAGAGTCGTTGTCGCCAATGTCGAGCTGGAGGCCCATCAGATCGCCATTCCGGTGTTAGCGCCCGTTGTCCATGTGATCGGCGGCGACGGAACAGTCGTCGTCTGTGGGCTGATCCAAATCGGTTGACCGGGCCGGACCCACGGCGAACCACACGGATTCCACCACGGGTAGTAGGGAGAGGGGCTTGGTGCCGCACGCTGCCCGCAAACAGAACAACGACCGCAACCAGGGCAGATCGTCATCACCGGCCTCCGGTGCGCTCCGACGGACGCACATCCGAATACGAAACCTCGAGCAGCTCGTTGCGCGCATCCCGGCTGCGGATCAGGATCACCGACGGATACCCCGTCTGAGGATCATGATGCACCGTGTCGACATACGCGCCGAACCGGCCCTGATCCGGACCCGAGATCACGTCAACCCACGAGCCCAGCATCGCGTCGTCCTCGGACCGGCGGGTGCGACTGTCGACCATCGTCACCGGAGCAACCGGCTGAGCTTCCACGATCGCCTGCGCAATATCCGACTTCGTCGCTCCCGAGGGTACGTCGGCGCCGAGCACCTGCGCGGTGGTCTGGAGCTCTTCTTTCTTGAAGTCGCCGGCGAGCTGCTGCGGGTCTGGTGTGACCACAGCCGGCGGGGGTGTCACAGCTTCAACGGGCGCTGGCTGAGCGGCTTCGGCCGCCTGGGGATCGGGTGCGGGCTGGGTGGGCTGCTCATCGGCCATTACCGGCTCCTGTTCGTTGCGGTTGTTTCATCTGCTGGAGTCGCGCCTGGTGCTGCTCAGCAGCCTGCTGCATCCGCTGCTGATGCTGCTCCCGGGCGTGCTGGAGTGTCTGCTCATGCGTTTCCTGCTGCTGGCGCTGGGATTGTTCTTGGGATGCGGCCTGATAGCCCTGCTGCTGGCCCGCGGCCTGCTGTTGCTGTTGCTGCTGAGCCATCTGGCCCTGCAACCCGGCTTGGGCTTGGGCCTGAGCTTGTTCCGGGGGCGGCTGACCTTGAGCCTGAGCCTGGAGAGCCATGGCTTGCTGCTGGGTTTGGGACAGTCTCGCCCGGTGTGCAGCAACGTGCGTTTCGATGATCTGTTTGATCTGCGGGTTGAACGTCTGATACCGCGCCTGGCGCTGGAAGCTCTCGTGCCCTTCGATATGCCCCTGGTCGTCGTCATAGTCATTGATCGGCAGGTCCGCGCCGATCGACATTCGCGAGTTTTCGCTGTTGACCTGATTCTCGGTGTCGGAGTACTCCTGCACCAGACGCTCCGTCGCACCCATCCCACTGTCTCTGAGGAACTGGGCGAGCTGCCGGCCGTGCGGCGGGTTGCCTGACTGGACGAAGAACGTCATCCAGTCTTGGATCATCGCCTGCTTCGCCGCCTTTGACTGCGGGAACGCCGACCCGGCTTGCACGTTGAGGGTGGTGTTGCCTTTCAGCATCGCGCCCTTGAAATCGAAGATCTCCCACGCGTCGTCTCCACCGCCGATCTTGATCGTCCGCGCGTCCGTATAAAAGTGCGACACCAGCCGGAGGATCTTTTCGCCGAACCTCCCGATTTGCTCCTCATAATCCTGCATCCCCAAGCCAAGCCTCGTGTCATCAGCCTCCTGTAGGAGGGTGATCGCTGAGGCGGCGGTGACGCCGGGGGGGACGTTGGCGTTGGTGACCTCGTGCTGACCGGAAATGTCCTCGATCGCCTGTTCGATCCGTTGGACCTCGTCGGTCACATACTCCGGAAGGGGGGGAGCTTCGAGGTATTTCGGCAACGCGTTCGGGCTGCCAATGTCATCGTAGAAGTACGCGCCGCCGGGCTGGGAGAACGAGTCCAAGGTCTTGTCGGAGTCCTGCACCCCCTGCTTTGAAATCAGGAGGGTGGGGTTGCCGATCCGGTTGCGGTTCTCCGCCATCTGGCTCCGAACCTTGTTCAGCTCCGTCTGCGGCCCGCGGAGCATCTCCACCACCGACATCGGCCACAACCTGCCTGGGACAGGGATGCCGGTCAGCATCACATAAGGCATCGGATCAAACGGCTTCTCGTCCTGAGCAAGGATCTTGCCCTGAGCCCACACGATCCGGCAACCCTTCGGATGCTTCGACGACGGCTTTGACCAGTACTCGCGGATCTTCACGCCCCGATACCCACCACTCGAGCCCTGGACGCTCGAGCTGCCCATCATCCGGGCTTCGATTAGCCCCGGGTTCGCGGGAGTGTCCGCTTTCAGCTTCACCCCGAACCGTTTCAGCACATACTCCACGGATTTGATCGACTCTTCGATCAGCCACTCCGCGTCGGGGAAGCTGTCGCAGATCGGATCCACGAACATCTGAAATGGAGACCGGACCTCGACCCTGACGTCCCCCTGGCTGATCTGCTTCGCCTGAACCCGAGTCTGGAGCTGCTGGGAGAGGAGCAATGCGGTGGACTGGTCGCCGCGCATCGCCTTCCCCTGATCATCCGTCAAAACCTTCTGGTCAGGACCCACCAGAACGTTGACGGGATCGCCGATCGTGCTGTCCCAATAGCACTTCAGGAACCCCGAGCCGCAGATCCGCGACCACTCCAACGCTTTCAAAGACTGCTCGTGCATCTTCAGGTGACGCCACATGTAGCGCATCACCCGTTCAGCCAGTTCCGCGGCGTTGGAGTCCTCCTCGTCGCCCGTGTTCGGGGTGACGGTGAACACCGGCCGGTTCTTCGTCATCTTCGCCAACTCGGTCCGGACGCATCCCGCAATCCGGTTCTCCACCACCGTAATCCGGTTACCGCTGAGAACCGGTTTATGGAGACGATCGCCAGCCCAGCTCAACCATTGAGCTCCCTGCAACTAGAAGTATGCCAGGTCCATAAACCATCCTGGCTCGAGCATTCTCCGGGCAGCACGCGCCTGAAGGTGCAAATCATCTAGCTCTTTAGTTACTGGATCAACTGACATACTGTGGCATCACCTCCCTTCACTCATCGTTACTTAGTCCATAGTCAGGGTCGATGTCGACGGCGCCGACCTTGCCCCACTCGTCAGGCTCGCGCTCCGGAAGCTCGAACTCCGCAACGTCTCTGGTGGGCACGATCTCGGGGCGCTGGATGCGCGTCAGCAACTCTCTGCGTTCCAAAACCCACTGGGCTTCGGCCTCTCTGCGACCATCGAGGAGCGAGAGGATGATGCGCAGCATGATCAGTGCGACGGCCACGATCACGGCAGCCTCTGAAGAAGCGATGATCAGCACAAGACTCCTTAGGGAACTGGTGGGGCGACCTGCTGGAGTTGGGTCCACGGAAACACGTTCCATGGGTTGCTCGTGCCCGATGCTGCGGCGTTGTAGGGATCCCAGAACCCCGGCTGCGGGTAGGTGACCTGATCCAGCGGGATCTCGCAATACCCCGACCCCTGAGTGTGATGATCCTCGAGCACGATGTTGACCGTGCCGCCGGTCGCATCGCAGACGATCATCCCGTAATCCCTAGCCATCAGCTGGGTGCAGGTCTCAAACGCTGTGAGAGTGGTTGGCGGCTGGTAGTCGGCTGGGAGGGCGAAGATCGCGCCTTCAGGGACCGCCTGGGCGTTGGAGCCCTGGACGTTGTGGATCTCGGCTTGACCGTCGTTACGGACCGCCGGCGCCAAGTGCGTGCCCGTGGTGTCCGAGACTTGGATGCGCAGCATGTGCGGCGGGACGGTGCCGTTCCTGAGGTAGTCCTGGAACTCGCTCATCCGCAGCATCCCGGCGATCAGCGGCAGCCCGGAAGCAGAGACGCCCCAACCGTTGGGGAACGCGCCGGGATGGTTGTAGATGTTCGGCACGTAGCCACCGAACGACGCTGAGAACGGGCCGTCGAGTGAGCCGTGCGCGTTCCACAGCCAGAACTCGAAGCACTCCCCCGACTCGGTAACGACGACGTAGGGCCGATCGTTCGAGTTGGCGGCTGTCACGTAGTTGGGCGGGACGGGAACGCTCTTGCAGATCGCGGGCAGGCCGTTCAGGTCGGTGTCCTGGTAGACCGTGGTGCCCTGGTTGAGCTGTACCGGCACTCTCCGACACGCGTCGGGAACGTGGACGATCTGAACTGATGAGCTGTAGTCCACGCTGATCGTCTGCCAGCCCAATGGATAGAAGCCAGAGATTGGTGTGCTGGTTTTCGTGCGGGTGGCCTGAGCGGCGAGCTTGGCCGCATAGCCGTTGGCGTCGTTGACGATCGTGCGCATGCGGCCCGTAGCCGGGTCATCTAACGGGGTGTTCCAGAACGTGCCGGGAAACCATTGGCCGGTCATCTGAGCTTCCCTTCAGCCGACGACTCTGATGATCACAAATCCGCTACCACCCGCTGCACCGTTACCGCCCGCACCTGGGCCGGTTCCGCCGTTCCACGCGCCTCCACCACCGCCACCGCCACCGGCTCCAGTGTTCGCGGCAGGATTCGCGGCGTTGAGACCAGCTGTGGTACCAGAAGTGCCTGAGCCTCCTCCAGCGCCCCCATCCGCCGATGTACCAGACGCTCCCGCGCCTCCACCGAGAAGGGTGGTAGCTGGGCCTCCGCCTCCTCCGCCGCCAGCCGACCAGCCTTCGGGCCAGCCCGCGGCTCCGCCGCTGAACCCGCCGGTCATGGTGGTTTGGCCTGGCGCCTGGGAGGTGCCTGTGCCCCAGGCGTGGGTAGGCCCCACCGCGCTTGTGCTGTTAGCCGCCGAGCCGTTTCCTCCCCAGCCGGCCTTGCCTTTGACCGCAACGCCCGTCCCGGTAACCGTGGTGTCCCCGGCAAAGCCACCGCCGGTTCCCGGAGAACCGCCTGCCGCGCCGCCGGTGCCAGCACTGCCGCCCGTTCCGATCGTGACGTTCAAGGTCGTGTTTGCACCTACCGAAACGATTTGTGTCTGCGAGCCGCCAGGGTTACCGCCCGACCCGCCGACCTGAGCGATAGCGCTTGACGCCGAGCCACCGCCCCCGCCGCCGGCCCCACCACCGACACAGGTGATTTCCAAGAGGTTCGCGCCTGGCGGGATCGGCCATGCCGAATTGGTGGCCGTAATGAGGGTCGTGGACGGGACGAGAGGCAGGCTCATTGGGTGTTCGAACTCGTTAGCGTGGTGGTGTCAACGCCACCGGTGGTGGTTCCGTTGCCGGGATTGATATTGATGTGTTTGCCGGTGCCGAGATGACCAACATTTCCGGTGATCGCGATGTTGTTGATCACCGCGGTGCCGTGACCCTGGAGCTTGATGTCGTCCACGGTCGCTTCGATGTAGTTTCCGTTAATGCTGGCACGGGAGGCGAGGCAGAGGAGCCCAACCCCACCGGCCCCAAGCGAGAACAGGCGATTACCTCTTGCCGTCACACCCGAAATGCACAACGGATCGTTACTCAGCGGCGTCGAATCGTTCGTCACAGCAAGCGCATACAGGCCGGTTCCGTTCTGAACACAGGTGTTCCCGGAAATGTCGATGTTCTTGACGTTGGGCGCCCCCCCGGTAGTAGTTCCGCCCTGCTCAACAGCTATCGGCCAGCCCGCCCCACTCACGCTGCACGTATTGTCGTTGACATGCGCATCCATGTCTGGATCGGTGCGGGTAGCACCATCCTTGCTGACCAGGCAAATCCCGATCGTCGCGAAGTTTTCGACAATGTTCTCACGCGCCCAGACATGCTTGAGGGGATTGGTCGACCCGTGCGCGGCGTTGATGAAATTGATCGCGTTATATCCACCAGCCGTACCGCCGTTTAGAACCTTGTTGCGATACACCCACAGATGATCCGAATCCTCAAAATTGACAAGCGACGTTGCAGAACCACTCGCCTCGCAGTCCTCGATGGTGATGTGCGACGACTGGCCGGTGTAGAGAAGGCACTGGAACGCCGTTTCGGTTCCGGTCCCGATGACTGTCAGGCCACGCAACGCAAACTGTGTGATCGGTGGACCCCAGAAAAATGCCTGGTTGGTCGTGTAGCTCGACAGGCGAGTGACCGAGGCACCATGAGCATGCATATCCACGTAAGAGACATTCCCGGTCAGGCTCGTGATCTGATAATTGTTCGGTGGAACGAGCAGTTTGAACTTGACACCATTCGCCGACCCCTTGTTGTGAGCGGCAGCGAGAGCTGCCGTCCACGTCGAGGTCATATCCCCGCTCGTATAAGTCCCATAGTCCAGCACCGACAGGAAATCCCGGAGCGCCCGGTTACGCGGCGACGCGGGGGCTTGAATCGGAGAGGTCGGGTCGGTTGACGTGTCACCAATCCCCCCCCCGGAACCCAAGGCAAGAGGGTTGTCTTGCGCCCATTCGCTCCAGATGCTCGTCACCTGCACCGTCACCCCAGCCAACGACGATGCGATCAGCCACACCGGGTTCGTGAACGTCTGGGATCCCCCGGGAGCAATGGAACCCTGGTTGTTTCCGGCGGATACCGGAAGGCTGTTTGACCAGTACACCGTCCCGCCCGTATTGTCGACGGTGACCAGGGCACTACCGCCTTGGGGTTCGATGGGGACGGCGTGGTCGGTGCCGACCTCGAGATTGTAGAGCGCGGGATCAGGCATTTAGAACGCCTGCCAAGACCAAGTCGGAGCTACCGAGTAGGTGAGCGAGATGATCGCGTTGGCTGGGACCATCACCATGCTCAGCAACGGCTGGGAGACGGTGTCGACCAGAACCGCGGTAACCGTCCCACCCGAGATCTGTACCAGGCAGGGACGGCCGAACGGGTTGCGGATCGCTACCGTGCTCACAGGAACGGCGGGGGCGGCGCCTGACGTGAACGGCAGGGTTTGCTGGAGAAGGTTCACGATCGTCTTGTAGCTCGTGTAGCCCGTGGTCGAGCCGCCAGAACCAACGATTATGGGGGCGGCAACCCCAACCTCGGCGTCGGTCGTGCACGCCCACACCGCGTCCACTGGAGTGATAACGCTCGCGTCGAGAACGTCAGCAACCCGGACCGTGGAGTTCGGCACCCCGCCACCAGCAACCGTTGTCTGAACGTTCCAGCTTCCGATATGCACCGGGGTGGCGCTGTTGTGTCTCTGACTGCCGTTCACGGTCCCGTTCGCCAGCGGGGAGATCGGCGTGGCAGAACCAGGGTTGGTGGACGCGATCCCGTACGCGTTGTTCCAGTCGATCAGATAGTCAATCCGGGAGATCTGCGTAGAGTTATCCACATAGAGCGCAGCGCCAGCCGTCAGGAAGGTAACCACTCGCTTGACGTGAGCAACCTCGCCGAGCATCGGGCCGCCCAGCCAGCCGGTACAAACCAGCGTATCCCCAAGAGTGCCGTAGCTGTCGCCGTAGAACGGGAAAATAACCGGGATCGCCTGAGGGTTGGTACAGACAACCAACGTGCCCAGGCTGGCCGCCCAGTCGGTATCGAACTGCAATAGGCCGTCCCAGGTAAAACCGGTGAGAAACCCCGCGTCGATTCCGCAGATCACCGGGCTGGCTGACCGGATCGTGACGTCCTGAAGGCTGAACTGAAACTGGTTTATCAGCGAGCCGCCGGAATGACCTGAACAGAAGCTCGCGGGACCACCAAAAATGCTGGCGATACCCCGGCTCGAAACATAGGCCGGAGCACTCGCGAGTGTGGATTCGATGACGGTGCTGGACGTGTTGGTGATATAGCCATCATCGTTGCCGCGAGGGATGCCAACAAGTTGGATCACGCCCCGGGACGTGCTCGACCAAGGCAACGGGATCTGCGCCCACTGGCCGTTCGCTCCCGCCTGGACCGGACCACCGATCGTGTATTTCTGCCGGTTGTCGAGAATGATCCGGACCTTCGCGGCGCCGTTACCAACCAGGTTCGCAGCGTCGGCGTGTGCTGCGAGAAACCCGGCGGTCTGATCTGTTGGACCCGAGTCGTATTTTGAGAACATCAGGTCGGTCGCCTGACGCCCCGGTGCTGACATCGACCAGACATGGGACCCGGGAGGGCTGCCCGACCACTGATCCCAAACACTCGTCACCTGAACCGAGACTCCCGCCGGTGCCGAGGCTCTCAACCACACCGGGTTCGTGAACGTCTGGGATCCACCGGGAGCTATCGACCCCTGGTTGGTTTGGGCGGACACCTGAGGGTTGTCAGCCCAGTAGACAGTTCCGCCTGTCTGGTCAACCGTGACGGTCGCGGTGCCGCCCTCCGGTTCGATGGGAACCGGATGATCCGTCGAGACGTCGACGCTGTAGAGCTCCGGCCCGGAAGGCATTGGTCAAGCAGACGCGATCGTGACGGCAACCGTCCCGCCGGCGATGTTGGTCGTGACCACAGCCCGGACGAACCGGGCGGGAATCCCCGCGAAGTTCCCCGCCGTCACCGTAGAAGCCGTCACAGCAGGCTGGCCTGTGGAGGGTTGAAACCAGTTCTGGTTGTCATGGGAAAGCTGGAGCACAACCACTCCGGCGGTGATCCCAGCGGAGCCGGTGATCACGATGCTGTGGTTCGCCATCGACCCGTCGTTGTCAAGCATGTTCCCGATCCCGGTGGTGCTTCCTGGGATGAGGCTTATGAGTGATTGGGTTCTCTGATCGCTCATTACTCTCCCGCCAACAACTGTTTCAGGGTTTGGTTCTCGCGCCGGAGCTGGTCGCGTTCCATCATCAACTGCCGGTTGAGTTGAAGATGTCTCTGGTGCAATCCCGGCTTGTAGTCCAGCGTCTCCGCTGCTTCTCGGACGCACGCTTCGCACAGGTGCAACTCGTCGATACTGTCCAGGACAGCGCCTGACACGTGGTCGACGATCGCCCCCCTATTGATCGCCGCGTCAAAGTTCACGAACCGCACCCTTGGATCGGAGGATTGGAGGCATGCGGAGCACCTGGCGGGTCTGGGATCGCTGATTTTCGAGCGGCTGACACGCTCGGCGAGAACACTGCTGGTCATCAAAGGCTCCTTTCTCGGAGCGCTAAACGAAGATTCCGGGACCTGAACCGTTGTCGGCCATCGCCGGGCGTTTCAACCGTTTCAGGTGATGACGAAGAATCCGGTCCTTCTGCGTCTCGTTCGGCCTCGGCATATCCACATCAGGCTTCAACGGACGCGCCATAACGATATAGCGAAGCGCGTCCAAACAATTCAGGACAAGGAGCCCGTTTGCGAAAAATTCCGCGTGACCGTAAACCGTGAGGTTATGAACCGGCGAGCTTCCGGCGGCGTGATTCGCTACCACACGCACGGGAGCAACACTGCTGCCGGGAATACTTGTTGACTCGAAACGCTCCCCCGCAGACCGGGCAATCTCGCCTCTCGTCGTCGACGCCCGACGCTCGACGCCACGCCGATTTGCACTTATTGGAGCAGAACCGGTCCAAGTCACGCCGGGTGACGCATTCGAAGTCTGCGCCGCAGTGGTCGCAAACACGGGGGACAGATACTCGAGTCTCCCAGGTAGCCCTGCCGTGCTCGCTGTGCCACGCTCTGCCTTCCGGCGAAGAATGCCAAGCCACCGCCAGCGGCCGGATCGTCTCGGCGTGCCGTCGCGCCCGCTCGACACGTTCGGCGTCCATATGCAACGCAATGTGCTCAGCCCGGGTGATGCATTCCAGGTTGGCGATAGCGTTATTGAGGGGGTTCCCGTCGCGATGGTGTATATCCCAGCCGCGGGGGATAACGCCGTGAGCGGCCTTCCAAATCTCGACGTGCAAGTCGCCAACACCTTTGCGACGGTCCGCCACGTGCGGTCGAAAGTAGACGCGATCTGCTCTCTGCTTCGCGTCCAGATACCGACGGAAGCGAACCCCTTGAAACTCGACCATTTCGACTCGTGACACAACAACATTGTATCGCCACACCGAACAGCGTCGAGACGCAGAACACGCTGACAGCCATCGCGTTGCACAACACACGGATGGTCTTCAGAGCCGGTCAACTCTCGACCATCCTCAAAACGCAACGTTCTCACCGCGGTCGTCCGAGTTGGTGCTGACGCCACAACCGTGCAATAGCCACCGCGGGTGAGTACCCGATCACCAAGCCTCACCGCTTCGATCGCAACATCACCACGCGCTGTCGCGACCAGCGTCCCCGCAACAAAACAATGGTTGTCGCGGTCCACCGGCCGCTCCGGCGCAGCGTTCTCCGTTCGCGTTGAATCTTTCATCCACCGGTACTTTTTGAACTCCTCGCGCAACACCACACAGTTCGCCGTCACCCGCAAACGGTCAGCCTCGAGCCGCTGGCGAACCTTGTCGATACCTGTCCGCTCGTTCGTCTGCCCCGGAAACGTGTAAATCCCATGGTCAGCAAACTCCTGCTGATCACCCCGACCCGTCTGATTATTCCGATTCCGGGCCGCCGGATCGATCACATACCACCGAGGCTTCACCCGCCACCGATCGTTACGATTACCAATCTCCGCGCAAATATCCCGGATCGTCTTGTCCTTGAGCGCGATCTCGTCAAACACAACCATCGTGTCCGCCTGATCGAGATAGCAGAACAGGACCGCGCACAAATGGCGGATCCCCGGGTCGATCCCCGCGAACACCTCCACACCCTCCGGGACTGATGAGAGCTCCGGGATCACATGCTCCCGAGTGAACTCCGGGAAGATCAACCCCGCGAACGCGCTGAACTTCCCCGACTTGCGCGACGCCCTTTCCTCGCTGCTCAACCCCGACAAAACCCACTGCTTCGCCTGCTCATTCAAATACGGGTTGTCGTCCATGTCCACGACAACGATCCGAACATCCTCGTCGGACAGCTGCCCACGCTCCCACGGCGCGAAAAACTCGTCGTAAATCCAGTTCATACCATGCAACGGCGTACACCCATACAACTCTTCGCCGCCATAATCAATCAGCCGCATCAAACACTCACGCCGAATATCCGCCCGCGGCTCCTCGTCATACACAACCCGGTGCAAGGCCGCCCCGCCGAACTTGTCGAGATCCTGGTCGTTCGAAAAAAACTGGACCCACGACCCATTCTTGAACCTCAACATCCGCGCGACCTTGTCCCACGCCCGATCAAAACTTCCGCCCTTCAAACTCTCCCGCGGACACCACTCCCGGAACTTCTGAAGAACAACCCCCTCCATCGTGTTCGTCAAATCCGGAGTGACCACCCGCCCATAAAAAGGAGGCTCCCACCGCTTGAACCCCTGGAGATGTTCAGGAACCAGCTCCCAATCCAAGCACTGCACGATCGTGTCCACCATCGTGCAAGTGCTCTTCCCCGACCGGTTGCCTCCAAGAAACAAACGGCTCGGAGGATGCGGCGCCCCCATAAACACCTGCTGCTTCTCATGCGGCTTGAACGCCAACAGAGGATTGCGTTTGAACGCCTCCTCAACCTCCCGCAACTGATCCGCAACCAGCTGCCGCTCCGCTTTAGGAAGCCTTGCGAGAGCGCCCGGATCAATCTGAAGGCCGGCCAGGGAGAGGCTCGCTGGCGAACTGGCCCCAGAGGGCTTACCCATTCGCTACGCCACAACCCTCAGTACCAGACGGCGAAAACCTAACCCGGCCCTCCACAAACGCCCTAGAGCGCTCCTTGAACCACCGCTTACGAGCCTCGGCATCCAAAGGAGCCGATGGATACTGGTTGCGGACCGGCGGCTTGGGCGTGATGCCAAGAATCTCAGACAACAACACCACCTGAGCCCGATTCGGCTCACGCCCAGCCTCCCACTTCGCAACCAACGACTGCGAAACCCCACACCCCTCCGCCAAATCCCCCTGCGACAACCCACGCTCCACACGCAACCCCTTCACATCCATGTCGGCCTCCTTGGAATATTGCTTGGAATAACCGCGCCCATATTCCAAACACCGGAATAAAGAGCAACGGACCATGGGCAGCCAAATGCAAGCCAGTCGCGGGCGCCCATAAATCAAAAGTTTTGATCTTTGACTCCGACCCCCTGCCTGCCCGGCCTCTACGTGCTGACATGCAACGAACTTGCTGGCCGCCGGCGCACCTCGACGCTAGCCTGGGCGGCTAAAAACATGCGAGATGCAGGGAGATCGTGGAGCTGGCTGTGGTGCTGTACGTCTACAGCCGACCGGCTGTGCATACGTGGTGCTCAGTAGATAGTGCTGGTCAGCGTGAAGCCAGCGGCGTGAGCGCCTAGCGGTGGTCTCGTTGGTGCCTGTTATTGGCTGTTTCGTCGTTGCTTTGGTGTGTTTCTGGTAGCCAGGAGAGGATGTATTGGGTGCGGCTGAGTCCGTTGGTTGTTGCTGAGTGGTCAATGCGTTCCAGAATGTCGTCTGGGATGCGCATGTTGACGTTCTGGCCGCTGGGTGGCGTGCGTTTGGCTGTGTCGCTCATGAGCGCTCGTCCTTCCGCTTTGCCAGGTGGTAATCCCGGTCTCGCTTGCGGTTGCGCTCACGGTTTTGGCGTTTCCACTCGCGCGACCATTCGCGCTGTCGCTCGGCTCTCGCGGGGTCGGCGCGAAACTTCCGGTTGGCGGTCTGGTTGCTCGTGAGGGAGCCTTCGCTTTGCTCAGGTTTCGATTGTTCGCTCATCAGACCTCTAGAAACCTGGCGTTGCGGGACTGTTTGCGAATCAGGATCTTGGTGGACTTTCCGCGTTCGGCTAGGAGCTTCTTTCGTCCGCGGGCGTATTCCTCGGCGGCGCGTAGCGTGAGATTGCCTGCGCATTGCCCGTCCCAATCAAAAACGTCGTATCGGCGGCGAAAGCGAATCATCTCGTCTCCGGAAGGCTGGCTCTGTGCCGTCTGGGATGCCGTGAGACGCCCAGAGCGGTGCTGATCGTGTTCGGACGCCACAACACTCCTCCCCTAGCTGTGGGGATCTCCTGAGCGTTCAGATAATCCGCGATCTGCTGATACGTCGAGCCGGTGCTTCTGAGAATCTGGATTTGCTGGACGATCTCGGGACGATCACTAACCGAGCCTTGGTTGATCGGCTCGCCTCGCCTGCGTTTCTCCTGAAGCGCGTTCCGGGTGTTCTCAGCGATCACCTTGCGCTGCCATTGCGCAAGAGCGGCCATCATATGCGCGATCAGCTCGCCAGCGGGAGTGCTCGTATCCAGATCAAAATCGAGAACCACGAGAGCTTTGTTGGCGTCGTTGAACCACTCCACCAGCTGGATGAAATCCCCAATGGATCGGGTCAGCCTGTCGAGTCTCGTGACGACCAGACCCTCAGCCTCATTATCGGCAAGGCGTTTGAGAGTGTGTTGCAACACTTCGCGGCCCAAATCCTTGCCGGAACCCTGCTCGTGCGCGACATCGGTGATCGGCCAGAGCTTCCCGGCGGCGTGATAGCGGATCTGATAGTCCTGAGCCGCCAGGGATTTCCCCGACTCCTCCTGGTCCGCGGTGCTGACGCGGGCGTAGCCGAGGACTTTCATCGCTGCTCGGCCATCTTC